GAGCTAGAAATGTTAAATAAGCAATCAGCAGAAATGATTAGGTATATGAAAGAAACAGCGGACTACGCTAAACGTAATGTTGATGCAACCAAATCTCTAAACGGAGATTTATTTAAATTTTAAATTATGTCTTGGAAAAAGTACTTTACTTTAGTTGATACATCGGGCGCCTTGAGTCCTGTTAATGGATCTATGGGTTTATCCAGAGGCGGGTCTGACGCTAATCCTACTCATAGAAATTATGCTAGCTATTTGCCAGATGTTTATTCCGGCCACCCTAACAGATTAGAGCGTTATGGCCAATATGATACTATGGATAGTGATAGTGAGGTGAATGCTGCTTTAGACATTTTAGCTGAATTTTGCACACAAGAAAATGAAGAAAACGGAACTCCGTTCCAAGTGTTTTTTAAAGAGCAGGCTACTAGTACAGAAATAAAAATTATTAAAAAGTTCTTACAACAATGGACAAAGTTGAATAAATTTCATACAAGAATGTTTAAAGTTGTTCGTAATACTTTTAAGTATGGCGATGTATTTTTTGTAAGAGATCCTGAAACACAAGAATGGTTATACGTTGATCCAACAAAAGTTGATAAAATTATTGTTAACGAAAGTGAAGGTAAAAAACCTGAACAATACATAATTAGAGATTGGAATCCAAATTTAGAAACACTAGCTACAACACAAATTAATCCTAGTAATGTAACTGGCGGCGGTAGTCAATATGCTAGCGGTTATGCAGGAAATAATGCCGGTGTGGGCATGAGTAGAGGTATGACAGGATCATATCCTACTAATTTAACAGGAAATAGATTTCAGCTCTCAGAAAATCAATATGCTATTGATGCAAAACATGTAATTCATTTAAGTTTAAGTGAAGGTTTAGATAACAATTTTCCATTCGGCACAAGTTTATTAGAAAGCATTTTCAAAGTTTACAAGCAAAAAGAACTATTAGAAGATGCGATTATTATCTATCGTATTCAACGTGCACCAGAGCGCCGTGTGTTCTATATTGATGTAGGTAATATGCCTAGTCACTTAGCTATGAGCTTTGTTGAGCGTGTTAAAAATGAAGTTAATCAGCGTCGTATTCCAAGTGTCACTGGCGGAAGTCAAACGGTAATCGATGCAGGATATAATCCTTTAAGTATTAACGAAGACTATTTCTTTCCGCAAACTGCCGAAGGTAGAGGAAGTAAAGTCGAAGTGTTGCCTGGTGGTACTAATTTGGGAGAAATTGATGATCTTAAGTATTTTACTAATAAGTTGTTTAGGGCTTTACGTATTCCTAGCTCTTACCTCCCTACTGGTCCTGACGACGGAGGAAGCAACTTCAATGATGGTCGAGTTGGAACAGCATACATTCAAGAATTACGATTTAACAAATATTGCGAGCGTTTACAATCAATCTTAAACGAGCATTTTGATATTGAATTTAAAGCATATTTGCATAATAAGGGTATTAATATTGATGGTAATATATTTGATGTAAAATTTAACCCCCCTCAGAATTTTGCTGCTTACCGTCAAAGTGAAATGGATACTGCTAGAGTTGCAACATTTGGGCAAGTAGTTCAAGTACCATTTATCAGCAAACGTTTTGCATTAAAACGATTCTTAGGATTAAGTGCAGAAGAAGTTGCAGAGAACGAAACAATGTGGAAAGAAGAAAACGTCGATGAAGATACTGAATTAAGTGCAAGTGCAGAATTACGTGGTGCAGGAATTACTGCAAATGGCATGAGTTCAGATATGGGAGCAATCGGCGGAGCAACTTCGCCGCCAGCACCTCCAGCAGGTGAAGAGGGTGCCGTGGCTCCGGGCGCTCCTGCAGAAGCAGCACCTCCAGCATAAATATTATTATGTTTTTACGTGAATTCATTTATTTTGATAAAAGTCGCCCTGATATGGTCGATGATAATCGCTACGAATCTGATAAAGATACTAGTATTTTAAATATGGATGATACTAGAAAAACTCGTTTAACATTAAAGATGTTAAATGACTTACGTAAAGCAGGAGATGCTAGAGAGAAAGAACGTAAAGAAGAATTAGGATTAGTAAGAAAAATGTATGCTGCACCACCGCCTGAACAAGCTCCGGTGTAATTTTTAACAAAAAATTGTTTAAAATAAATTTTTTAGGTCAAGATCTTCTCTTTTTGGCCTATTTTCTACGAATTTTTTAAAAAGGCTTTAAATATATCACAAAGCCTTGCCGCAACCAATTAAGGAGAAAATCTGCAATGTCTAAAAAGTTTGAACAACTTCTAGATCTAATTGTCAACGAAGAAATGGATAAAGCCAACGAATTATTCCATGAAATTGTTGTTGAGAAATCTAGATCAATATACGAAAATCTAATTGCTCAAGAAGCAGAAGAAGAAACTGAAGAAGCAGCCGAGATGGACGAAGAATCCGTCGATGAAGCTGAAGAAGATGAAAACGAATCAGTAGAAGAATCTGAAGAAGACACCGATGAATCTGTCGAGTTAGAAGATTCATACATGATGGACGGTGACGACGAAGACGAAGAGCCAAGTGGAATAGAACAGACAGATGACCTAGAAGGTGATGTTTCCGCTGATGACGACATGGGTGACATGGGCGGTGATATGTCTGGTGAAGAACAAGTAGAATTTGACATTCGTGACGCTATCGAAAAACTTGAAGCTGCTTTAGCCTCTTTAGAGGGTGGAGACGATATGGGTGGCGAAATGGGCGGCGACGAATTCGACGACGAAATGGGTGACATGGGCGGCGACGAAGAAGAGCCAGAAATGATGGGAATGTACGAAGGTAAAAAGCGTATGACCCGCGAGTATGTCGAAAAAGTCGGAAATGACTGGGACAAAAATGGTTCTATGAAAACTCAAAAGCAATACGTAGGTTCTGGATCAGGTGACAAAGAAGGTGCACCTGATGAAGGTAAGAGCCCTATTGCTAGCGGTTCAAACAAGCCAGGTCCTGCTGGAGTAAACGCTAAGAATTTAGTTCAAGGCGCTACAGAAGGTCAAAGCAATACCGGTACAAGTCCTGGTAAAGTTTCAAAAGGCCTAGCACCTCACTCTGGTGAAAAGTTTGCTTCCGGTGTACATAATGTAGACGGTAAAAAGTCTGGCGTTAAGACATTAAGCAATGTTAAAGGTGGTCACGGAGCTGAGAAGAAAGGTTCTGGAGCAGGTCCAGTTGGTTCTGGGTCGGGCGACAAAGCCGGTCAAACTAGCACCCCTGCTGTTAAGCAATTCTTAAAGCCATACGGCAATTAATTAGAGAAACAGGATGAAACTAGCTTATCTAAGAGAACATTTAAGTTTTGATCAGGCAGGAGTTATACTCGAGTCTGACGACAAGGATGGCAAGAGCCTTTATCTAAAAGGCATTGCCATCCAAGGCGGTATTCGTAATGCTAATGGTCGTGTATATCCAGTTGATGAAATTGAACGTGCAGTTAAAACACTAAACGACCAATTACAAAATGGATATTCAGTTTTAGGTGAAGTTGATCATCCTGATGATTTAAAAGTAAATTTGGACCGTGTATCCCATATGATTACTCAAATGTGGATGGAAGGTCCTAATGGTTATGGGAAGATGAAAATTCTTCCTACCCCAATGGGCAACTTAATTCGTACCATGCTCGAAAGTGGTGTAAAACTTGGTGTTAGCTCACGCGGCAGCGGAAACGTTGACGATTTGAGCGGCCGAGTATCTGATTTTGAAATTATTACTGTAGATGTAGTTGCACAACCTAGCGCTCCTGGTGCTTATCCTACTCCTGTTTATGAACATCTCATGAACACTAGAGGAGGAAATAAAGCATTTAGAGTTGCTACTGAAGTAAGAGAAGATCCAAAGGCCCAGAAATATTTGAAGGAAAGTCTCCTTCAGATCATCAAAGGTCTAAAATAAGCCCGAGGAGAAAAGTAAATGTTGGACGCATTCAAAAAATTGACAGAAGCTGGTCTAATTGGTGAAGAGGTTAAATCTGAACTAGAAGCCGCTCTTGCTCAAAGATTACAAGAGAATCGCGACCAAGTTACCGCTGAACTTCGTGAAGAATTTGCACAGAAGTACACTCATGACAAACAAGTCATGGTTGAAGCAATTGACAAGATGTTGAGCGAAAGATTGGCCGCAGAAATGGCCGAATTGAATGACGACAGAAAAGCACTAGCTGAAGCAAAAGCACAATACAAACAACGTATCGGTGAAGATGCTAAGAAACTAGAAGGTTTTATAATCAAACAATTAGGCAGAGAGTTAGTTGAGTTCCAAGGAGATCGTAGAAAGGTTTCTGAGAACTTTGAAAAATTAGAGCAGTTCATTGTACATGCACTATCTAAAGAAATAAATGAATTTGCTAAGGACAAACGTGATCTAGCTGAAACTAAAGTTAAACTAGTTCGCGAAGCTAAGGCAAAATTCGAATCTATTAAGCAAAGCTTTGTTAAGCGTTCTGCACAAGTAGTAGAAAATGTTATTACACAAAAATTA